ATATTATTGATTTAGATTTTTTATTTTATTATTTAAATGATTTACCATTTCTGATATAGTTGCTATATTACTTTCTGTTTTTTTCCAATATCTTAATCCTTCTTCACCTTCACTTAATTCTTGCTTCATGCGAGATGTATATTCAACAATACGATCAATTTCAGACAATTTACGTTTTACTTCACGAATTGCTTTATGTAATTGTTCGTTTTTAGTGCGAAATTTAACTTCGTTTTTGAACTTATGATATGTTACTTCGTTAAGTAATTCTTCTTTCACGATGTTTATTAAGGATTCGTTTTTTGTATACTCACTTGCTGCTCCGTATTTAGATGCAGCACTATATGGTGATGCTGCTCCGTATTTAGAAGCTGCTCCATACTGTGATGGGTCATCGTAGCCGCTTTCGTTATATATTTTTTTTCTTTTTTTCTTCTTATTCCAAAGTGATTTATAATCTCTTACTTTAGAATCAGCAGGCATTTCAGTTTCACCTTTAGTAACAGTAAAGCCTTGCTTTTTAGCTGTTTTTGTAGCTGCGTTTTCGCCTTGTCCTTTAGGGGAAAAAGCATTTGGACTTAAATAACCACCAGCATCCCCTGATGATGATTCTTCATCTAATATTTCGCGTGTAAGGGATTTTATAAGTTCTTTTAAATTCATTATTTTACTGATTTTAATTCAGCTATTAGTTGGTGAAATTGAAGTAAAGCCATGATATTATCATCTTTTACGTTTTGATTTTTATCAAGTGGCTTTAATATATTTACTACCTCATTTATTTTAATTTGAGTAGTTTTGTCTGTTACTGTTTTATTCATTTTATTTAATTCTGCTCTAATAGCAGCAAAATGATTATTAACAAATTCACGTAATTTAACAGTATTAGATATATTGTTGATATATTCTTTTAATACAGATTTTTGTGTATTAGACATATTACTGTATTTGCTGTTAAATCTTTCAAGTAATGTTTTATAAACTAAGATACGTGTACCTTTATCCATAGAAAGATATTCTTCCATCACACGATCAGTAACATTTTCTTTATTAACTTCTTTACGTGTAATGTGCTCAAGTAAATTTACTTTATTTTCAATAACTTGAGATGGTTCAATAAATTCTAGTGAGTTATGTGCTTCAATTAAATTAAATGCAGCAGCGTATTGTGAATAATTATTGATTTTTGATTTAAAAAATTCTTCTAAATCATAAGATTCACGAATATCTTTAATGATATTGTATTTTTCCTTACGTAATGCAGAACGATTTAAACGTGAAGATATTTCTAGAGTTGCATTAATTAATGACTCAGCTTTACCTTCAGTTAGTGCTTTTGAACTAACTAAAGCCTGATATAATTTATGTTCCTTAGCCAATTCTGACTTAGAAAAATGTTTTCTAATTAAATTAATAGCTGCAGAATCTTTACCAGATACAGTATCTGATGCGACTTGTCTTACTAGTAATTCAAATAGTATACCAGTATTTTTAAATTTGCTATGTTTTATTTTCATATAAGTTAGTGTGCACTACCAATAAATATGTAGCTGTTATATGTCCTTAATATTTTTCTCGTCTAATAATGAAGATTCCTGTTCTACTTCAAATATATTTTGTTTATCAGCTCTAGGTATAGCTTTTAGCATATCTTTATACTGTTTAGATTCAGCTAATGCTAAAGCACCATAGCTTTTTGGTGTACCACTTCCTTCATCAGGAATGTTTGCGGTATATAATGTAGCATTTTCTTTACTACCTAATCTATCTTTACCTAATGGGTCTTTTTGTGTACCTATAATTGATGCTTTTTCTTCAGGACGACCAACTGGACGCTTTTCATTATATCCTGGAGGGATAGGCCCATCTACATTCATACCTGCTCTACCTTTACCATATAATGAAGCTAGATCATGTGGTGTACCGTATGATTTACCTGATTTAGCTGGGTCATTACCTTCATTTTCAATTTGTGATAAGCGGAAAGTGCGTTTCATATCTTCAGTTACTAAATCTCTTATATCATCATATTGATCTTCACTAAATTGGAATATATTATCATAAATCCAATCGGAAGATATTAATTTAGTATCTTGCATATCTTTAGCTAATGAAATTTTTTCCTTCCATAATGCTATTTTTTCTTGTTCATAGATTATAGATGGAACAGTTAATGATAATTCAAAATTAGCTAATGAAGCACCATCAAATCCTTGAGTGTATAAGTGTACTAATGCAATTTTATATAATTCAGATAATGCAATACGTTGTATACGTTCTACTGTACGAGCAAAGCGAATATCTTCAGCAGCTAATGTAGCTTTACCAGTCAAATCTTTTTCAAATCCAAAAAATGCTTTAGGTACCTTAAGTGCAGCTAACATTTCATCACGTAAGAAGTTTACGTCATCAATTGCGTTATATTCAAGACCTTTAATTGTATCAATCTTAGTATTTGATGATGCACCACGTTGAGGAATATAAAAATCTTCCATCACGTTCATCATATTATACTTTAAATTATATTCACCTGTATTTTTATCAATATATGGTGTTTTTTGCATTTTTTGCTTTAAACGCTCCATGTATCCATCAACTTCATTTGGTGGCATGTTTCCAATATCAACATAAAACACACGTTTTTCCGGGGCACGTGTTATACGATGGAGCAACATTGCATCCTTCATCAACACATACTGTTTGTATGTTTTACGAGCTGGTTCTATATATGATCTACCATAAGGAAGGTAGTTAGCATCAGTTAATAATCTGAAATGCGCTATTTCGTAGTTTTCAAATTTAATTTTACCATCTCTATCTTTAGCACGTGAATTGATACCGCCAGCTGCAATAACCATTGGATCAATCTTAAAGCAAACGTAAGATGGGTTTTGAGGATCCATACCTTCTTCACGAACCATATCATAAACTGATAATGGTGTTACGTTATACACACCAAATTTCTCAGCTATTTCTAGATGTAAATAAAAATCACCATATTTACACATATTTCTAATCCATAACCATAGATTAAACTCTATGTTTAATATATCATAAAATAGATTATAAAGTATACGTTGAATATTTTCGTCTGCTGATCTAATTTGTATTACTTCTTGTGTTTCGTTTTTAAGTGTAGATTCATCAGCAATGATATCTAAAGCAGAAGCGATGATTGATTCAGTATCCATTGCTTCATAGTCAGTATATAACTGAATACGAAGTGTTTGATAGTTCATTGTAGGATTATATGGCATATTAGCGCCATATCTGTGTAACTTAGTGAATCTATCTATAAGAGCATTGGTTTTTACATTACCATATGCTTGTATTCTATCAACGTCTATTGTTTTTAGTTGATCACCGCCTATATTTCTGATTACTACATCAGTACTAAATAAACGTTTTAATCTACTAAATAAGCCCGTATTTTGTTGTTCAGCCATTTTATTTTATTATGTCAATAAATATTTATCATTTATAGTATCCATGTAATATCTTCAGTACCATATGGAGTATCTATTTGGTAAGGATTAGATACACCATTAGGCATTGATGCCATATTACTGTATCCTAATCTTGTGCTAGATATATTATCAATAGATTTTCTAGTTATATCCATACCTTGTTGGTGAAATTTAACACCAGTATCTCTAGTAAATAATCCAATTCCTAATGACATTACTAGATCATCATTGTATCCGTTTTGTGCTTGTGCTTTACCATGATTCCAAATGAATACACGTAATTCCTCTAGTAAGCGTTTAGAGCGAAAGATAAAATGTCTATCTCTAATATACGACTCCATCTTTGAGATAACAAGTGGTCTTGTTTTTACAGAGTTTGTAAACCCTGGTACTGTTTGTTCACTGTCCATCTTAGCCATCCATTTATCAATATTCATTTCGCCATAAGCACGTGGAGAATAGTATAAATTTTGATAACCTTTTTCAATGATGGTATTAATAACATCCCAACCGATATTAGCGTTTTCAGGGACTAATAAAGCGTTGTTATACTCAGTTGCAACAGAGACTAACATATGACCAAATTCTCGTGTACCTATCTGAGATTTATATTCTGCAACTTGCTCGCAACTTTCGACATCAATGACGTGAAATGCCGAGTAATCACTACCATCGCCTCGAGCAACGTCAGCACTAATGATATAATTACGGCTATAATCAGGATAATTCCATATCCAAAAATCGCCGCCCATGAACCTACGTTCAACAGGCTCTTGTACATATGTTTGTTCATAAAAAGATAAATTATCTGGTTCAATTACTGAATTACCTGATCCTAAAAAGTCACAGTCATACTCTTGAGCAAATTCACGTGGTGACATATTTGCACGTTCACGATCTTCCCATCCTGCATCTATGGGTGCTACTCTATCGGGGTGTAAATCCCATTTTAGCTCAATTGCTTTAAAGTCATTCTTACCAATTTCTGCTTCTTTATACATTTTGTGGAACCAGTTACCAATACCATTTGGAGATGATAATGCAATGATTCCTCCACCTGTAGCAATTGTTGGTTTAATACTTGTGTATATTTTATCAATACCTTCAATAAACGCGGCCTCATCTATTAATAATAAAGATACGGCGTAAGATCTACCTGCATCCGATGCAGCTGATGTAGCTACAATCTGAGAGTTATTCGCTAGTTTGAGTGAGAGTTTATTATCTGATATTGGTTTTTGATTACCGCGTAACCAAGCTGGTAAGTTATTGTACATAAACTGTACTTTCTCAACCATACCTTTAGCGGTTTCTTGTTTTGTTGCTATACAAAGTACTGTTTTGTCTTTATTAAATATCATTGTCCATAAAGTGTATCCTGCTACTAAAGTAGAGATACCTAACTGACGTGATTTATTTACAATAGAAAAACGATTTACTCTAAATTCCTTTAATGTGTCTTCTTGAAATGGGTATAAATGGAATAATACTCTACCTTTAACGGGGTGAGTGATGTAGCAGTATTTGCGGAAAA